GTGTTGTACCATCTATCACCTGGGTTTGAAGATGCTGGTGCGGTTAAACCCTCGGTGAAAATACAAGCATAATTTTGTATACTTCCGTCAGGAAATTGTAATCCACCATTCGTAAGCTCAAGAGAAATAGAACCATTTCCGCTTATGCTAGTAAAAGCATCAATATCTAAAGTTGAAGAATTGATGTTTACAGTCGATAGAGCATTTTCAGTTGCTATTTGAAGTATATCAGACTTTTTACCAGCAGTAAAACCATAAGCAAAAATTTTAAATGCGTTTGTTATTCCGTCAGAAATACCAAAACGTAATTCCGGTGATTGGCCAAGCAATCCCCAATTAGCAAGAAGAACGGCAAGATCTGCACCATTTACGGTTCCATCTAAATTTACATCTCCAAGTAATCCATTTGTCAATAAAGTTATTTTTACCCAAGCATCTGGATTAGTTGCAGTTGTATAATAATAATATGCACCATTACCATCACCGCTATTGACAACCCAGGCTAAATCACCATCTTCTGGATTCGGAGATGCTTGTAAAGCTGTTACATTGGGAAATGATCTTAATAACTTATAACCAGAATCAATAGAAACAGTAACATTACCAGTTCCGCCTGATGGAGAAACTGTTATTCCGTCTGTTCCGGCAATTGATAGGACTCCAGTATTAGAATAGGTTATAGTATTGTTAGAATAAGTTACACCTATTCCAGAGCCTGCTGACCAGGTTACTCCACCAGTAAATCCATTTGCAGTCAATACCGCTTGTGAAACCGATCCTCCTCCACCAACAGCATCAACTCTTACATTAGAACCTATTCTGGTTACATTTAGATTGTCACCGAAATCTATTACGCCCACACCAGTTCTAACTACTATACTTCCTTTACTTCTTACACCTAAACCGCTACCTCCGCTGGCAAAAAGAGGATCTGAAGTAAGTTTTGAGATTTTTTCGTCAAATAATTTTATATCGACAGAAATGCTTTTTTTGTTTTTATCATAAACTAAAGGATAAGAAGCAGATAAAAGGCCAGTGTCTCCTTGATCACCCTTATCGCCTTTAGGACCCTGCAATCCTTCAGGACCCTGTTCTCCTTGTATTCCTTGCGACCCTTGTGGTCCTCTAGGACCTTGTGGACCCTCTGGACCAACATCCCCCTGTGGGCCTTGTGGTCCTATTTCTCCAGCTAAACCATCATCGCCTTTAAGCCCCTGTGGGCCTTGTGGTCCTGGTTCTCCTGCATCTCCTTTATCTCCCTTGTCCCCTTTAGGTCCCTTTGGTCCTTTAGGGCCAGCAGAACCAGGTTCTCCCTTATCTCCTTGCACTCCACGGGGACCCATTGGCCCAGCTGGACCTACTGGACCAGCGGGACCCATTGAACCTGGTTCGCCGTCCTTACCGTCCTTGCCATCGGATCCTGGAAGACCATCGGATCCTGGATCCCCTCTTATTCCCTGCAACCCCCTTGGACCCGCTGGACCCTGCATTCCAGGAGATCCAACACTAGGTGCAGCTTCTATTACAGTTTCTGGTTCCTCAAAAATATTGAGAGGAGCAGACTTTGATGGTATAATAGTAAATTTTTGTTGTATCTTTGGGAGTGTTTGAAAATTTTCTGTAATCAAACTGTCATTGCTTTTGATAAGCAATATTTCTCCAGTTTCATCTTTTAGAAAATAATTCTTTGATCCGCCTAATTTATATTCTTTTTCGTACCATTGTGTAGGAACGCATTCATATACAGAACCCTTTTTAAGGTCCTGTATATTGTTTTTTAATACTATTTTTGTTCCAGGCGCAAAACTATTTTTCATTTATCACCTGTAATATACTTCTACAGTAGAGTCTTTCTTAATCTTTACTTTGGAAACAATACCTCTTACTGTTCTTGTTTTTTGCCTATCGGTGGCTATCTTTGAAAATTTTTTAATCTTTAACTTCATAGTAAACCACCATCTTCATTTGATAATTCAAATCTTCCTCTCAACAATGTATCTGAGAAAGTGTTGCCATTAAAAATTTCCAAAGAATAAAAATGTCTTCCACTAGGAATACTTCCCATAATATCCGAATCTATGCTAACATAAATTCCACCAGTTAGAGAGGCAAGATTTTCGTCTTTATTTCTATAAACAAAAGATCTTGAAGAATTGTGAGTCAATCCTCCAGTTCCGGTAGGAACATAATAGGTGACTCCAGTTACACCAGCAATTATTAGAGTATGCTCATCCATCGGTAAAGCTCTGAAAACGCTAAAGGTAACTTTATCGAATGTTGCAGAGATAGCAGCATCATTTTCATCGTAATAAGTTACATGAAAATTAAAATTGTTTCCCTTTATGCCTTCAAGATCTTTTTGTGGAGTCATATTCTAGCTTTCTTCTTCTTTTTATTTATCTTCTTTTTTTCCTTTTCTTTTTGCTTCTCTACCATTTCAGCTATAGCTCTTTCATCTTGAATCTTTGCTACAATCTGCTTGTAAGAATTGAAGTTATTTTGAATTCTTTGTCTATGTTCTTCTGGAAATTTATTTTCGCAAAGAAGCTTATGGCAAATTTGCATTCCCAAGTGGAATTTTCCTACTGAGTGGGCAACTGCACCCAATTCATCAAGAATGCCCCATGAGTATGGAATTTCTTCTACGAATAAATCGTCCATTACTGGTCTTGGAATTTCCAATGCCATGCGCGCATAAATGTATGCTGCCTTTGGCCTGTCATTCATTCTACAGAGTCTTGCTAATTGATACAGTGGCTCTGCTCTTGTTGGTCTTGCTTCGTATGATCTCATGAACATGTCATAGATTTCATTCCAAGGATGTTGTAGGAAGACCTTACAAATTGCCATTCTGTAGATAGAGAAAAATATCTCTTCTTCCCAACCACCAAGTTCAGATCTCTTTCTATACGCCTCAAGAGCTTTTTCAAATTGGAAAGAATCAAAATAGCTTTGTGCAAGATAAAAATGATATCTTGTATTTGTCGGATCTTCTAAAATTGCCTTTTCTAGAACTTCTGCATCTCTGGCATACTTTTCCTTCGGATCGATACCTACGTTTCTTGCACCTTCTGTTCTAGCTTCTATGCAATAGTTCCCAGATAGCTTTTCTATCTTGTATGGCTTTGGTTCAGAGTCTGGATATTCGTGAAGAATTCCGACGTATTTCCAATCCCTATCGTTCTTGAATAGCTGTGTTCTCCACCAAGAAAATTCACCTCTCTTGAACTGCAAGGTATAAGCATCTGCACTTGCATTTTCTGGTAGCACCAATTCGCCGTGTAGGAAGTCATCTGCGTCTATGACCCAAGCATAGTCTGCCTTGCCTTTGGCATTCTGGAATGCCTCTGTACGAGAACCAATGGTCGTACCATGATTACCGAATCCCTTCCAGTCAGATTGATAAATTTCTCCTGGAATATTCTTCTCAGCAAAGAACTTACGAATCATATCCTGAGTCCCATCAGTAGAACCAGTATCTGTGATGTCGTAACGGTCGATATACTTATAAAGAGATTCTAAACAGCGAAGAATAACGTGAGTTTCATTCTTCACGATCATGCATAGTGTAATTGTTGGTTTCATATTGTATCTATTCTACATTTTGGAGCGATAAAATCAAGTGTTATTCTTGATCCAAATTTCCACATCTATCTTTGGCTTCCATCCTAGATGGTTTATTTGTTCTACATTTGCTAAAGTTGATTTAGCTTCTCCCTCTCTTGGGGGCAAATACTTGGTTGGTCCACCAACCATTTTTGCTATTTCGTTTACCGAATAATTTTTTCCGGTTCCAACATTTAATGTTCTAGTTAGTAACTTGGTATCACCATAATCGTGGTTGGCTAAAAGAATGTTTGCTTCAACCACATCAGAAACATGAACAAAATCCCTTCTTTGTTCTCCGTCACCGACAATTGTAAGTGGTTCTCCAGCTGCCTTCTGTCTTCCAAAGATACCAATTACAGGTGCATATTGTCCCTTTACTGGTTGCCGTTCTCCAAAGACATTGAAATATCTAAAAATGTGTGTTTCCAGACCATGCATTTTGGAATACAATTTGCATAATTCTTCCGCATTTTGTTTAGTTACAGAATACGCATTTAGACAATCTGGTGGAGCTGCTTCATTGCTCTTTCCACTATTACCATAAATTGCGGAAGTTGACGAAAGAAGAACTTTTTTTACTCGGTGTTTTCGTGCTAACTGAAGAACCGTTCCCGTGCCAAGAACATTGACTTCTATTGCCTTGAGAGGATCTTCTATGCAATTCTGTATTCTCGCCTCTGCTGCCAGATGAAACACTACATCAACATGATTATACATGTCACTTGTCATGACATAATCAGTTACGCAGTGATGATTATATTTTGCTTTTTTATTGAAGTAAAATTCGTTATGAGCATCTGATGAAAGATTATCAATTACATTTACTTCGTGGCCGTCTGCTATAAGACGATCAACCAAATTAGAACCAATAAATCCACAACCGCCAGTTACTAAGTATTTCATTTTATTTTATATCTTAAAGTGATTACACGCAAAAGTATTTCTTATTGGAGAACCCATTTCGAATTCTTTACAATCAAAATCTACAAAAAGATTTGTTAGTACACTCTGATCGTATCTATGATCGATAAACTCTGGAAAATTATTCCCATAAACATTTGGCATATCAGTTACAATATTTTCATCTTTGCAAAATTCTAACCATTTATTAACAAATTCTTTATTTTTAGATGTATTTTTAAAAGCAACTACTCCTGCTTCTAATTGAATTTGATTTCTATATTTTTCATCTAAACAATTCATTTTATAAAAGCAATCATACTTTGTATATTGACTTTGCTTAAAACCACCACCAATAAACATTGCATCTTGCGAATTTATTGCATCGGTTACGCAATCTATAAACAGAGGCGGATTAAAAATAATATCAGCACTATCCATATAGATTAAAGTTTCATTTTCAGGTATTAAATTTAAAATTTCTAAAATATAATAAGGTTTCCATAAACAATATCCAAAACCTTTTTTTTGATCTAAAATGTGTTTATTTTTTGAATAAAATTTTGTTTTATATAAATCGATTTCATTAAAAATATGAAAATCGTTAAAAATTTTAAATTTTGCCAAATCTTTAACTGTATCATTTTTAAATTTTTCATACAGTTTATCAGAAAACATTAAAAGGTGAAAATTGTTCATATTTTAATTAAGTAAATTTTTTTTCATTTTAAATTATAAATTGCTCCATGTTGATATGCAATTTCAGTTATATTTAGGAAATTTTTTTGAGGCATTATTAGATTTAGTATTAAATATCTTATAGGAGCATCGCCCCATCTATTGGTGTAGATTCCTCCAAATTTTTTAATTTCTTCATAAAATTGCATATATTTTGATTCTTTAAACCAAGATATTTTACCAATTTCAAAATTATTATAAAACATACCATTTTCTTTTATATTCGAAATAGTAGTTAAAGTTTCTATTTTATTAGTTTCTATATAATTTTTAATAAAATTATATAAACCAATGGTAACTTTTGGATTATCTAACTGAATCGCTTCTCCAATAAAGCCATAAAAAGAATTTAATTTTTTCATTTTATCAAAAATATTTTCTTGAACTTCTCTTAATATAAAGGAGTCAGTATCAAGACGCATATAGTAATCATAATTTTCTAATATTTTTTGATTATAAATTTCTCCGGCAAAAAAATTACACATATGCCTATAACCAATTGTAAATCCTGGATGCCCCCATGCTATCGGGCCATTTCCATGTGTAGGATGTGGAAAATATTCTGGTATTTTATTTAAAATTTCTTTACTGTAATCTAAAGTAAAATTTAATTCTTGGAATTTAAATAATATGTTTGGAAAAATATTTTTTATATTTTCTATATGAATATTAAATTCTTTTTCATGAAAAACAATAACGTCTACGGCATGTGTTTTTAAAAAATGTTTTTCTAATAATAATAAACTTTTTAAAAAATCTTTTATTTCTTGTTCTCTATGATTTACCAAATAAACTATACAATTTTTCATTTGATTAACCATCCTATCTGATAACTTTCAAATAATTTTTCTGCTCCGATAGATTCCATAAATTCTTTAACATAAGTTCCTTTTCCTATTTTTCCTTGAGTAAAAAAAGCATCATGATCATCTACTAAAACTATAGAACCTGATTTTAAATTTTTAGTAGCTGCACATAGTTCTTTTAAATGATGCAATTGAGATGGGTGTGGATTATTTTTTTCTATATCATAAGAATCTAGATATAAAAAATCTATCTTAATTTCTTGTGGTATATTCCATAAAAATTTTACAGAATCCGAACAAAATATTTTTGTTTTGTCGCTTACAAATTTTTTGGCATGATCCACATTATTCTGAGAAATATCCACAGAATAAAATTTTCCATTTACTGATTGGATAAATTTATCAAAGATAAAAGTGCTAGCTCCATCATCACCAAAAGCTATAGTTCCATGATCCGCTCTCATACAACCAGTTTCTACTAAAAAATAATCCTTATTATTACTATTAGAACATAATATTTCAAATACTTTAAGAAAAGAATCTGCTCTATTTCTTATAGGATTTTTTGGATGACCTGGAATTAAAAGTTTTTGGTAAATTTCAGATTTATAAAAATTTAAAAAATTCATTTTATTTGTATTAAATATTTTTAGTTGATAATTTATTGAAATAACTGTAATGATCTGTATAAGATTTTTCTCTTAGAGTCGATTGCGACGGAATTGTATTAATTAGTGGAGGTATAAAAGCAAAACAGTTATTTGTTTCGTAAAATTTTCTTGCAAAAAATCCATCTACTCCATTTAAACCAACTTTATTACAAAAATTATTTTCTATAATATTAATATAATTTTTGTAAAAATTTTTATTTACAATATAAGCAAAAGATCCATTACATTCTTTAATTTTACTTATATTTGATTTATAGGGAATTAGCCAATCTTCCATATAATATCCTCCAATGTGGAGAAAATCAAAATTAAAATCTACGAATATTTTTTTTATAGAATCTGGATCTTTAATATTAAAATCATTTTCAAAAATTAAAACATTATTATATTTTTTCTTATTTGCATGTTTAACTATTTCTAAATGCGACATCATTAGGCATAAATTTTTAACATCATATAATTCTTCATTATTTTTTGGTTCATAATTATAATAATCAGATTTATATTTATTATAATATTTTTTATAATTTTTTAAAGTACCTGGGACTATTGCATCAAAAATATTTATTTTTTTAAAAACATTTTTTTTTATTTGTTCGTATATATTTTTAGCTCTTTCATTACAGCCTTTATTATGGATAATAAATGTTGGAATATCTATTATTTTCATAGAATTCTTTCTTCTTTTATCCTATATTTTATTATTAATTCTTTATGGTTACTTAAAAATAATTTTGTATTTTTGTGATTAGCCTGTAATAACCAAGGAGCTGTGGATCCATTGATTCTGGTTCCACCCCAAGAATCTTTGGATTCATAATCTATCCAATAACATCCACATACTTTTCCTAATTTTGTTTTAGCTCTATAACAAAGATCGTGGTCGTCCATATCTTGTGGAGCAAAATTTTCATCTAAATAATTTAAAGAATTAATATCTTCGTGCTTAAGCATAAGTGGTCCTCTATTAACAGAACTTCTTATTGCAAAAACATTCCTAGGCGTATTCTGGCAGTTAGCATGATCTACATGATTCAAAATATCACACCAACAATTATCTAAATTTTCTTTGAGATATAAATGTTTAGTTTTTGGATTAAATTCCCAATTATGAGCAGTTCTTGATGTTACAGCAAATACATCGCTGAACTGAAATGGTTTTAACATTCTTTCGTTCCAACCATATTCTTTTATGATCATATCATCTTGAACTATTGTACAGTACTCTCCAGAACTATTTTTAAGACCTATATTGTTTGCTTTTGTTTCAAAAATATTATTAGCATAATAAATGTTAATTTTATCAAATTTTTGTTTATTTTGCTCTACAATTTTTTCTGAATTGTCAGTACATCCATCAAGAATAATATTTAATTCATACAAGCCTAAAGTATTTTCTTTAATACCATTCAATACCTTTTCTAATAAAAAATCTTTATTATGTACTGTCAATATTATACTATGCATCATGATAAATCACGTTTTATTTTATTTAAAAAATCATTATATTCTTTAGTTAAAAAATATAGGTTGTCGATTTTTATACCATTTGAATTTATTTTTGTTAATTGGTCTACTCCATCTTGATTCATAGTAATATTGTCATCTATAATAGGAAGTTTAGATATTAAATCATTTCTGATAAAAAAAGCATTTCCAGTACTACAAATTAGAGTATAATTTTTTCTATTTGCTAATTTAGTTAGACTTTTTAAAGAAGATCCTCCAATTGATACGACTTCTTCAGTATAAGAAGAATTTGTTTCTACGATTACAATTTTTGGATTATACTCTGTTAAAGATTCAAAAATATGATAATCAATAGAATCTACATCTATAGATATTAAAACAAAATTATCATTATTAATTTCAAATTTTGATCTTTTTAATATGTTGTTTATACTGTTTGGACTATTTGAATTAGAATCTATTTTACAATTAAATATTTCTACTGTATCAAAATTTTTAAAAATATTTTTAGATTCTTCATATTTTTGCGTATCAGCTTCAATTAAAATTGCTTTATAATTTTTATTAAAAATAAACAAATTTGCTGTATTGCTCAAGTAAATTCCGTCCCAAGATCCAAATTCACATAATATACCTTCCTTAATTTCTAGCAAATTTAATAAATATTCTATTATTCCATCTTCGCCGTTTTGACTAAAAATATTTTTAGCGTATTTTAAATAATGATTCATTTGTATTTTTTCCAATATTCTTCATTGTTATAGTAATTTAACAATTCTTCTTTCGTCATATTTATAAGTTTTTCATGATATAAAACATTATGTTCGTATAATTTTTTTCTAATTGATGGTGGATGTTCTTGGTGAAATACTAAATTATTTCCCCATTTTACATTATATCCTAATTTTTGAAATCTTATAGCTCTTTCCGCATCTTCTGGTCCCCAGTCAACATAGTTTTCGTTTTCCATAAAACCTTTCCTATAAGATTCCGTATTAAAAAATTGACAATGACCATACATCGTCCAATGATAATCGCTCTGGTTTACTTTTAATTTAGAAAAATTAAAGTCTTTTTTAAATTCTATTACATCATCTCTTTCTGGATACAATCTGATTTGATGCATTTTTTGAAGACCAAAAGGATAATATAAATCAACTTTATTTTCTAATATTTCTCTTTCTGCCAATTTATATGTTTCTGGTAATAAAAAAACATCAGCATCATAATTTACTGTTATGGGCGTTAAGACGCAATTTAACATTTGATTTAATAATTTTGTTCTATAAAAATAATTTGTATTATTTTTTATAAAATAATATTCCAATCTAGCAGAAGATTGTATTTTTAATTTTTGATCATTATCAGATTCTGTTATTATTATATTACCATTGGTATTTTCTAATAAAAATTTAATACAATTGTGTATATTATTATATCTGATATCAGAATCTATTTTTATTGGTATTATAAATGTAGTATTAACCATAATAAATTTTATTTAAAAATGAGTCTATGCAATTTTCTACAGTATTTTGTTTTACAATTTTTTGTGCAATTTCATAATTTTTAAAAATATATTCTTTTTTACTTTCGTATAAAGAAAAACTTAAATTGTCTATTTCTGCTATATCAATGATTCCTCTTGAATCATATATATTGGCTATATCTGGATCTCCCCAATATATTGGTATTGTTCCAGATAGCATACAATCATTTATTTTTTCTGTGTAATAACCAGATTCTCTACAATTTTCTATTGCAAAATTAAAACAATAATTTACTAATCCGTCTTCTTTATTTTTAATTGGATTATTAAATAATTTACCATAACCATCTATTGTACCGGGCTTTATCAATATTTTTAAACGGTGTCTTAATTTATGTCCTTCTGAATAGTTTTTTTCAGAAAAAATCATTGAAGCTAATTTTGTTTTATTTGTGGTGAAACAATTTTTAGATAAAGATGTTCCTGCATTCGGTGGAATTATAATAGCATTTGATAAAAAATTAAATTTTTTATGACAAGTTACAATATGATCAAATTTTTTAGTATAATTTATATCATTTAATAGTTCATAACATGAAGGAATAATTCCGTATGGTTCCGAAAAATATAATATTTTTTTCTTAGTAGAATCTTTTATTATTTTGTTATTATCTACAAATAGATAACAATCTGCTTCTTCCATGTTATCAACTTTAATAAATTTATTACCAATAAATTTAAAATTTTTCCAAGTTATTGAATCTATTAAAGATTCTACAATATAAATTTTAATCATAAGAGAACCATATCACTGCGGTATATTTTTTCCCAATTTTTTGGTCCACCATTATTATTATACCATCTATTAGGTACAATAACTTTTTTATTTAAATTTTCATTCAACCACGATCCCCACCACGAATAAGAGCTATTTGAAAGTATATTATGATCACATAGCGACATAAGAGCTAAATCAACTTCAGGTGAATTATCCATTATTATATTTGGTATATTTTTAAACTTATTTTTACAAAATTCTTTATCGTCTGTAAAAATAACATAAAAATAATCATTTCCAAATTTATCCATTGCTTTTTTAAAGTAATTATCATCACAAACTGTATGGATGGAATTTGGTAATAAATAATCACTTCTTCTTACATGAACAGATACTAATTCTTTTTTTACTTTATCTTTAAGTTCTTTTATAAATTTAAAACAAACATCCATCATGTCTTTTTTAAAAACAAATAAATTTTTTAATTCATATTCTATATCATAAACATATTTACTATTTTGAAAATACCCATAACAATCGGTATTATCTTCTATAGTAGAAGTATCAATATAAGCACAATCATTAAGTTGTACTAGAGTATTTTTTTGTGCTATTTGAGTAGAATCTTTTAACGGAAGATCAAAAATTTTTGTTATTAATGGTTTATGAATATAATCATAACCTATTTCTAAATTTTTATGTTTAGCTACATTGTATATGAAAGCAAATTGAAACATTTGATTGCCCAATCTTCCCATATTTCCTAAATTTTTAAAAGTAATCATCCTTTTACCTCCAATTCGCATTTTGTCAAATGTTCCCACTTGTTTGAACTTTCTGCCAAATCTGCCTGATAAAATACTGGTTTATTTGGTGTCAATACTTGAAAAAATTTCTGCAAATACGCACAACCAATATCAAACGGAGTGCGTCTATTATACACAAGATCTTTTGACATATTTTTTACTTCTTCTCTATACCGTTGACTTGTATATAAAATAGCATGTGTTGCCAAAATACCAGCTATTCTTTTATAATTTTCATTGTATTTAATGCAATTATAAAACATATTACCTGTGCTTATTCCCAAATATAAAGCAGCTGTTTCGTCTGGAATTTCCAATACAGGATTAAAATTTTCTTCAATGACTTCAACATCATCTTCAAGAATTAAAAATGGTGTCTTGAGATCTGCAATTTCAAATATGTCAATATGCGATTGAGCACAACCGACATAATGCTTATTACTTGGAATCGTATCTGGCGGTGCTGGTATTACTCTAGCAGACTTCCTAACGGTGTTCTTGAAGCCTAGCTTCTCAAACATCTTAGTCATTCTTTCTGCATTTTTTATGGCAGAGTCTAAATTAATCCAGTATACTGGTATTTCACGAAGATCTATTTTCATAATTAATAAATTTATTAGAATATTCTAGCAAATATTCGCTGTTAGTCAAGATGTAATCAAACCTAGATTCAATTTCTGCTATATTATCTACAGCAAATTTTGTCATTCTTTCATCATCTATAAAAGCTAAATTAATTCTTGTTTTTTCTTTTGGGTATAAAAATACAGCATCACCAATACCATTACCCCAAAATACTTCTACAGGTTTATTTAAGCTTCTCACTTGTAAAAAGTTGTAAACATAATCTCTTATATCAAGAGGAATAAAATCTTCATTGTAAATATACATTATTTTTTACCAATATGATACTTTTGAATAAGCTGCCAATTTTTCTTTTCTGAATGAGGAATTATTTTAATTTGGTTTAACCCCAATTGAGGTTCCTTATATTTATTCTCATTAATTGGATCTATTAATCCCCATTCTTTTAGCAACTTTACTATAATGTTTCTTCTGCCAAGATCATTGCTATCCATATTGCTATCAAGACCATCAAGAACAAACATCTCCTTGAAGTGCATGATTGCATATCTTCCTCTCTTGTGCAAAATGTGACATGATTGATAAAGCTTCTTTTCTTGTTTCGAAGAAACGCCTATACGGGTTAATGTTTCCTTAACCTTCAGAAAGTCCTGTTCGGACTTTAGCTTTATTTCTACACCTAAACCTTGAAAAATATCCTCGTCAACTGCGCTCATAATATCTCCATACAAGGATATTTATTAAATTTTGTATTCTTCTACATGCTTTACAATAGCATCCTTTTGTTCCTGGGTCAAAAGAACCTCATATTCGCATGCTTTACGATAGGAGACATCGTAATACTTGATAATAGCCTGAATTACATCGCTCTTATCCTTCTTAGCCCATCCGCTGAACCGCTTTCGCTTACGGACAGCCAATCTGTAGTAATCGTACTGCATTCTCTTGTCTAGGAATGGGTACTTGTTCATTTCGTTGGCATAGGCCACGGTATCCATGAAATAAGAGAGAGATTTGTTGACTATAAAAGGAACATAATCCCGGCCATCTTGGTCGAGAATATCTTCCTTAGTATAGTTGATGGATTCTAGAACCTTTCCTAGATTCATTTGCCGATGCCCTTAAACTCGCAGTTCATCATGATCTCAACCATCATGGCTGTCAGATTGATCTCCTGATCGGCCACAAAAGCAGACTTGTATTGATACTCGGCAATGATGGTAATTGCTTGCGGAATGCTGCTTGGGACTAGCATCTCCTGTAGATTGTCGTAGATCTTACGAAAGATATCCGTGCTATTATCCAGGTTCTTCACAATCCATTCACGAACAGACTTGAAGTTTTTTTGAGCCATGAAACCAATTAGCTTGGCAACATCAACATCCTTAACCTCAGATAGAATTCCGATGTCGATCTTTCCAGACACAGAATATCGCTGAAGTTCATTGATAATTCGCCTGAAGTCCGGAAAATGCTTGATTACGAGTTGTCTAACTGCACCGTCATTGTATTCAATATTTTCAGCAGTTAGAATTTTGCAAGCTCGCTTGTACATTTCAAGACCGAGCGTGGAGTTTTCTCCCGATTGAATATTGAAGTTGATCTCTGTACAGCGAGAGTGAAGAGGTTCAATGATTCGATACTTCCAGTTACAGGTCATGATGAATCGGCAGTTGGCTGCAAATTCCTCAATGGCCCCGCGCAGAGCAGGCTGAATGCTCTGGGCATTGGAGTAATCGAACTCGTCCAGAATCACTACCTTCTTGGCATTGGTCAATGATACAGTGCTAGCAAAGCCACGAATCTTTGTTCGCAGAGTATCAATATTCCCATCTTCTGAGCAGTTGATAAGAATGTAATCGCAGCCTAAATCATTGCAGAGAGCCTTGGCAACGGTAGTCTTACCGCACCCAGGCTTACCGACAAACATCATGTTCTGCAATTCACCACCCTTAATCATTTCACTAAAGGTGGCTTTTAGTTCCTTTGGAAGAACACAATCGGATAGCGTCTGGGGTCGATACTTCTCGACCCACAGGTACTGGTCAGTTGTCATGATTAGCTCCCGCTGTTGCTGCTAGATTCTAGGGCGATCCAATAGGTGAGATTTAGATTCTTTGAAGTAAACTTGCTGATAACCTTGCTTCCGATTTGGACATCGTAAGAGCCGGGAATCATCTTGAGATTTTCCATCTTTAAACGGAACTCAAAATCGTCATCAAAATCCGAGTCTAGGCAGTCTTCGGTGCTTCCGAGGCTGATTGAGTAGGTATTTGTCGTGTTGTCCTTGACATCACAGACCTTGGCAAATACCTCCCCGTCCTCAGCGTAGATCGACATATCAGCGACCTGAAGGACTCCAGAAGCCTTCTGAAGCTCGTTCAGCTTCTTATCCGAGAGGCTGAACTCTAGGACCACAGAAGGCATCGTAAGGGCTTTTGGCGGGTTGCTGGTGATTAGCTTTGGTTCACAGTAGAAGTACTTGACCGAAGATCCGGTATCGTTCGAAATTTCAAGATACTTATCATGGAACTCCAGTTCCGGGTTTTCAAATAGCGACAGAATACCTAGGAACTGGGATAGATCCCAGATACCAAATTCCTGGTCAAATGTCTCCTCTACCGTGGCTTCGGCCACGATGTTTTTATAAGAAGACATTGTAGCAAGCTTGTTTCCGGGACGGATCAATAGATTGCTATTGATCGTTGAGAAGTTCTTCAGGATCTGAAGAGTGGGCTTGCTGAGAGTTAGTTTGGATGTAGTTTTCATAATATAAAATTCACCTTTCGATCAGGTATTGTCCTGCAAATAGTCAAAAAAGTCAAGGCTTCCGTCACGCAAATCATGCATTAATTTCTTCGTGGCATGACGCAAATCACGAAGTTTTTTCTTTCTAAAGAATCTTGCGAGTTTCCTGGCCCGAATGATTTTCCAAAGTGGATGTTTTTTCATAAGATACCTACCCAAGAATACGAGTTGTTGTCATAGACATATTCATACAACATACCAATCGTTGTATTAAACCATCTCTGACCAACAACTGGCTCGTAGGGGGCGGAAGCTCCAACATGAACTCCTGCTGAGTTGAGAAGCCTCCAGCCCCTTTTTTCGCCGTGTTCGGGAGAAAATCCACTTGTTTCAAAAGATGCAACATAATACTTGCCCTCTTTCTCTACAATGCTCCCGTACTCGTATACCTTGAGTGTACCGTCAGGATTAGCAATCTTAAATTTTCCTTTAAAATTGAGATCCATTAGTTTTGTACCAGTTTGCTAAAGTTGTTTTTCTTTTCTAGAGTAACCGTATTCTTGAACTTGTCGTGTAGTTGATCTGTCTTGTGGCTGATTACAAAGACATTACAACCCTTCTTCAGGCCGTTGAGCAACTTCATAAGTTCATCGGTTCCGATAGAATCCAGCGAAGAATCAAATACTTCGTCAAGGATGAGTAGGTTGCAGTGAAGACTGTTCTTCATTCTTGCAACTTCTCGCCATGCTAGGAGTAGAGAAATGTCTATTCTCATCTTTTCTCCTTCACTGAAACTCAAATACGAAAATTCGTCACGATGCCTACTTTCAATCTTTTCGTTAAATTCACCGTCAAGATTGAACTTCACAAAGAATCCCATGTTACTGAGATTCTTATTCACTAACTTATTTATAATCGGAAGATAGTGATTTATAATTTTTCCCTTGATTCCACTATCTTTTAAAAGATCTACTACAATTTCGTGATCATTTTGCTGTTTTTCAAGAGAGATCAAAGCAGTTTCTTTTATTTTTTTCTCAACTCTAACAGATTCTAGTTCTTCTTTAGTTGTGCGGATTTGATCCTCGTTGACCGAATGCTTATCGGCTTCGTAGCCTGCCTTTACTTTTTCTAGGCTGACCACTTCGCGTTCCAGGGATTTGACCTCTCTAACAAGCTCTTTGATTCTCTCTTGAACCTCTTTGCTCTTGGTTAGAATATCATTATGCCAAGCTATAGAATTAATAATCTCTTCGGTATTGGTTTCTAGTTTGGCTAACTTATTCTTCTTGGCCGAAACAATAGAACACTTATGAGATTCTTCAATGGCTTGCTTACAAGTTGGACAAGTCTCATTGTCGTTAAAGAATTCTAGCTCTTCATTTATTGTATTGATGCTAACAGTAAGATCGGCTTTTTTTTCTCTCAGAAGAGCCAAATCTTCGTCTGTAATCTTATATTGTTCTAGCTTCTTACCTTCCTGAAGGATTTCTTTGTTTAGAATCTTAATTTTTCGTTTAGATCCATCAATCTCTTCAGTCGCCTCTTTAATTTTATTCTCCAACACTTCAAGGCTCTTCTCCATACTGGATTGTAAATTTTTGAGATTAGTTTCATAAAGTTTTATCTTTTCGTCTATAACTCTTTGGTCAAGCTTATTAATCTTAATACTCTCCCTTATCTGTGAAAGCTTGCCCTTTAGGATCAAGTTCATTGACGAGAAGACATCAATATCTAGGATCGTTTCGATAACCTGGCGGCGATCAGCCGGGGGTAATTCCATGAAAGGAACGAACGAAGACTTACCAAGAATGATGACTTGCATGAAAGTCTTTCTGTTCATCTTGAGTATCTGATTCTCAAGCATGTCTTGGTAATCTTTGGTCTTGGCTGCTTGCTCTATCATCTCCCCGTTCTTATAGATCTCAAAGACCTTCGGGGCAAGACCGCGCCGAATCATGTACTCAGTCTTATTGATCTCAAATTCTAGTTCGACTAGGCACTTACCTTTGTTTACGCTATTTACAAGTTGCGGTATGTTGATGTTTCTAAAGGGATTGCCGAAGAGGGCAAATGTAATTGCATCAAGAAACGCAAACGACTTACCGTTTCCGTTTGATCCACTGACAAGCGTAGTCTGACTCTTTTGGAAATCAATCTCAGAAAAAGTGTTTCCGAATGAGCCAAAGTTCTTGAATTTAATCTTTTTGAAGTTAATCATCTAGGGTAAGGGATTCTTGATAAAGATCTTTAATGATGTTCTTGATATCGTCCTTGTTCGTGATCTCAGATAGATCATCTATCTCTTTGCAGATCATCGTTATTGTATCCATATTCATATCAATATCAATAGACGAATAATTCATTTCAATTTCTTCATCCACCACAGTTACATCATATGGCTTGGCTTCGTTTAGCTTTGTCATGAACTTTTCGTAAAAGACTGGCTTGTTTCTTCTCTGAACAATCAGTCGTACATACTTATCCTTGAAACTGGGGAAGTCAAGTTTCTCAAGATCTTCTGGGAGAGAATCATCATAAACGATTCTATGAAATAGCTCTTCTGTGTTCTGGATAAATTCTAGATCTCTAGTCTTGGTATCAAAGACATGAAAACCTTTTCGTTCATTGACATCTGTAAATCCCATTTGATATTGAGTGCCAAGATATTCGATATTCTTGTGTCTTGATTTCAGATGAAAATGTCCAGACATAACAGTTTCAAACTTATCAAACATTTCTCTCTGAAGTCCAGTATCGTGATACACTCCACGAAGAACTTCAAATCCAACAATCTCAAAGTGACCTAACAGAATATGAGCCTTTGTATTCTTTATAAATTCTACACAAGCATCCATATTGTCTTCACACATCCAGGGAACAGCACCAATAGAGACATTTGGATAAGCAAGTTCCTTTGGTTCATTTACCACTTCAATATGAAAATACTTTTCAAGAAGTTCCTGCGGAGAATTTGTCTTATTCGTATTCCTGAAATAGGTATCATGATTGCCAATGATAATCTTCATTGACATGCCCATCTTTTCCATAGGCTCAATTACCCTAGTACGAACCTGGTTCAGAGTATTAAAGTTAATATACTTACGACGATCAAAAAAATCGCCCAAGTGTATTACATGCTCAATATTATTTTTTATGCAATATGGAAAAAATTGGTTTTCAAAAAACTGAATAAAGTGTTCTAAAAGAACCGATGAATCATTTTTTGCGCCAAAGTGAGTATCATTTATTATGGCTATCTTCATTTGCGCTTCTTAGTTTTCTTTTTCTTTTTTACTTTTGTATCTTCAAATTTATTTACGTCATTTTCAGAAAGATTAAAAATTTCTCTGAAGCTGGCTGAACTATCTTTTGCGAAGTAATTTTCTTTGAACCATCTATGAAATTTTTCATCGGCATTATCTTCCATAATCTTATATTTAATATAAGACTGCTTCTTTTCCTTTTCTATGCGTCTTAGAAATGCAAAGTATATTATTTGGGTAAAATAAGAAAAGGGGTTTTTTGATTTGCTTGGATCAAAATTATGAGCATACATTAAACAATTTTCTATACCATCTCCCACCATTTCTTCTCGGTAAGGATAATTCATAAAATTTGGTCTATAAGAAAGATGTTCTGCTATCTTCAGAAAAGATTCTGCTATGTAGCTCGATACTGGTGGAGTTTTTCTTCCAGATGACTCTGCTGAGTCATACTTGGCTTTCCACTTTATCATTTCCTTCAAAAATTCTTTATTATCAACGTAATGAGATTTTTCTTCTTCTTCTTTAATTATTGGAAATAAATCGTCATTTATTATATCGTCTTCTACGTCTTTTTTCTTTTTTTTCTTCATGTGGTTATTGTACCACTTTTTTTAAAAAAATCAAGTTGACAAAAAATAGTCTTGTTGATACACTTCGCTGTGTAGGCGATCAATAAGAAAATCTAGGTTTATATATTACTCACTAGTATTATCTAAATCCTCTTCAATATACTTCTGAGGATTATCTGGGAATTGATCCAAGTCAATTCCTTTTCTTTTTAGACGATCTTTTTCTTTGTCAGTCATCATTTCCATTTCTGGAATTAAAACATCATTTTCATCGTCTTTATCGTCTTCATCTTTTCCACTAAAGAAATCAAAATCTAAAATACCATTTTCTACCATTTCTTCGAATATATCAGGAGGAATAGAAAAAAACATTCCAACACTCGTATTTGGATTTATGAAAGGAAAAGGCATTTGAGGAATTTTTGTTATTGGATTTTTTGGCTCTGCTGTTTGAATATCGCCATCAATTATATCATTGAATAAAGAATTTAGCATATCCTGCAATCCTTCTGGATTTTCTAGTATTTCTTTTGCTTTTTCTTCTTTTTCTTTTATTGATTCTTTATATTTTTCTTCTGTTTTTAAAGACTTTTGATAAAGAATTACCGTGCTTTCTGATGGCATCAAAACAGAAGCAATATGATCTCTAGGAAGATCTATACGGGTTTCATCAGTAAATTCAAGCCAGTTTCTAAGTAGAGTTATTTCTCTTGTAACCCCAAAAGAATCTGGAGATATATGAGTTTTAATAACCATTGGTTTTAGAATACTAATGGTAGAATCATTTTCTCCAGATAATAATCCGAGAACTTCTTCACCACTTCTCAGCTTAAACAATCTGCAAGTAGTTTCCATATATTATTTATCCTTTCAAAGATCTATAGGAGCTAACTTAAAAGAAAAAGATTCGCTTTCGTAAATTTTTATTCGCTCAAGAAAATGATTGAATGCATGATTTCGATATTTCTTATGTCTTAAATCATCTACTAAATCAAAAATTATTACACGATCTTTTGTTTCTGACATTCTCAAACCACGACCAATAGACTGAAGAACACGCACAACAGATTTTGACGGATGAAGAAATATAATGTTGTGAATGTTCTTGATATTTATGCCCGTACTGCAAGTTCCATAAGATGCAACAAGAATAGAATTTTCTGACTTATCAACAATTTTACGAATCTTTTCTCTATCTTCAGCATCAGTCATTCCAGAAATAAAATAGCTCTTCTTATCTGTGCAAGTCTTTTGTATTGATTCGAAGAAAGGAAGACCGTGCTTCTGAACTTGTGAGAATAAAACTAAAGTATTTCCTTTGAGAGAAGCGCAAAGTTTTTCTGCAACTTTATTTCTTCTCTCATGTGATATAATGTAATCTATTTCTTCTTGATATGTTTTTTTCTTCATGCTATCGCATTCTTCTTTTGCGTACTTCAATTGAATGCAATTGATATCAAGATTAGAAAGCACTTTATTATTGATTAGATCTTTTGTGCTTGTAACACGAATCGGTGGGCCAAATAGTCCTTCAAGAACTAGTTTATGTACCTGGATATTATCAAGCGTTCCTGTAGTCCCAATGCGAACATGACAGTTTCTGAGCTTA